CCTGAATCAGGTGCTGAATTTCCGGATGTAGCCATGAGTGATGTTAATAGTGTTAATACTTTTATAGAAGCTCAGTATGAACCGTACACGATACATAAGCAATTAGCTGATATCTTGATAACTAGACAAGCTGACAGGTCGAATAAATTATTCGCCTTTGTACTTGAAAGATTTCCTGAGATCCCAGTTTATAATCCTAAGCATCTACTACTTGTTTGCCTAGAATGCTTCGGTATATCTTTTGCTCACAATTTTGCGGATAATTCTTTCGATGCTCTTAAAGCATTGATTAGACACAATTATTCCGCCATATTGGATCACATAAAACCCCCTACTAATAGGTTTGATATTATTGAAGTGATGCAGAGAAAGTTTACTATGTGCAAAGCATATTATACTGATGTCATATTACCACAGTATGATAAGTCTGGATTTTTGAGTGCGTTTTCACAAATGATTTTTTTTCAACCTATCTTATGGATGATTATAACATTGGTTACTGGTAGTCTTAGCGTAGGAGCGTTATGGGGATTAAATAAATTATTCTTTACCCTGTTCGGCATTAATCCTAATCCTGAATCTTTAAGTTCAGATAAGATGCATACTCCCAGGCAAAAGAACACCACTTACGTCATGAACACTAATGTGGCTAAAGCATTGGTTGTTCCTCAGAGTCTTACTGATATAGATAAATCAGGACATGAATTATCTAAGTCTATTCTTAAGAATAGTTGGTATAAAATACTTATGGAACAAACTTATGGCAAAGAAGACTATGCCACTTTAGGTGCTGGTTTCAATGTAGTTGGTAAGGTTATTATAATACCGTATCACTTTATCAGAAAGATGATTAACGGCGTTCAAGAAGACCCTCAGCGACAATATTGTAAACTCAAGATGTTTAAGGATTTCCGAGGTGATCGTACTGGTGAAATTATCCTTACTGTAGGAGATTTCATAAGAGGCCACGAAGTTGGAGTCTTAGCATCTAATGATTTAGTATTAGTGAAGTTACCTAGAATCTTTCCCTCTGGAGCCGATAGACTTAAAAATATCGGATCAAGGAATGATTTCAAGAATTATACTAGAGCTATACCCATGACCATGCGAAATCCTAAGACAGAAATGGATGTTATATTCTCTGCTTATGCGGATGCTGTTGATAACGTCCATGTAACTTCTGAGGAACTAGGTGTTACATACACCATTAGGAAAGGATATTCTTATAGAGGATTTACCAATCCCGGTGATTGTGGAGCTATGCTCGTATTTTTAGATAATAAAAATGCTAGCCGTAAATTCTACGGAATGCACGTCGCTGGCCTTGCCGATAAAGGTAATGCTGGTGGAATGTCGTATTCCGCTTCACTATGTGTAGAAGATGTTATGGAGGATCTTAAGATGTTCGATAATGTTGATGTACTTGATGAGCTTATCGTTGCAGAATCTGATATTGTATTCAGTTCTGGTAAATTTGAAACGCTCGGTAAATTAAGTCCATCTCCTAATGCCGTTCTTAAATCAGCTATTATTAAATCTCCACTTTATGGGATGTTCGGTAAAATTGATATGGGTTACTCTATGCTTAGACCTACTATCGTAGATGGTGTTCTCATAGATCCTTTCGAGGTAGCTTTGAACAAGTATTGTAATACACCCAATATTCAAATAAATCCGGACGTACTATATAAAGCATGTACAGATTACACCGAGTTCCTTCAAAATTTAGAACCCACTCATAATAGTCGCATTCTTGAACTTACAGAAGTCCTAGATGGTAGTGATATTATGGATGGTATGGATTCTTTAACATCTAGTACCAGTCCTGGCTATCCTATGAATATCAGTGGTAATAGAAATCTCAAGAAAGAGTATTATACTGCATCAAAAATAGGTGATGTCGAAGGAAAAGAGAAAGTTTTTCAAGATATCAGTAAACTAGTCCTAGAATTTGAAAATAAGATGAAAAATGGTATTATACCATCAGTAGTTTTTACAGATAATTTGAAAGACGAACGTAGACCTATGGAAAAGATAAAGGTGGGTTCTACCAGATTATTTTCTGGTTGTCCATTTATATATCTATTAGTTTGCAGAAGGTATTTTGGATGTTTCACTACATGGTTTCAGAAGATGAAGGTTAGAAACGAAAGTGCTATTGGTGTCAATCCATACTCCCAGGATTGGGATGATATGGCTAGACATTTAAACACTTTCGGTTCTGATGACGATATTATCAACAAAGGAGCTGGTGATTATACAGCCTATGATGGTTCACATATACCTGTTATTCAATATGCTATTTTAGACATTATTAATAGATGGTATGATGATGGACATCAAGAAATTCGTCGCCTTCTGTTTGAGTCTCTAGTTCATTCTAAACACGTCTATAGAGGTATCTTATATAAGTGGTTTGGTGGTCTCCCTAGTGGTCACTTTCTTACTGCTTTATTAAATACTATGTATAATTCTGTAGCTTTCAGATGTTCTTGGTACGACCAAGATATGAGCAGACCCATGTTTCATACAAGAGTTAAATTATTAATTCTTGGAGATGATAATATATTCGCAGTATCCCGCGAATATCTTCCTGTTTTTAATGAACTAGCTCTTCCTTCTTTGATGAAGAAGATTGGTCTTACGTATACTCCCGAAGACAAAAAGTCTTTATTACTTCACCCTGCTAGGAAACTAAACGAGGTAGAATTTTTAAAAAGGCGATTTAGACTTGATGAGACGTATAACCAATACGTAGCACCACTACGATTCAGCGTCCTTCAGGAAATGATACAGTTTACTAAGGTCGGAGGAAACCAACACAAGATATGTGTTGATAATTGTATAACAGCAATAAGAGAAGCTAGTTTACACCCTAAAGAAGTGTATGACGATTTTTCTAGTAAAGTTGTTGCTGAAGTCATGAAGTATTACCCGGATTTAACTCCCAGTGCCCCATGGATTCAAAATTACGATGTCAGGAAAGATAGTACTTTAGGTACTAGGACTTTCTTCCTCTAGTGGTCCCCCCGTCCCCCAAGACGCTAAACTGGAAGAGTGGTGACTCAATCACCGGGTGGTTTATTGCCCTAAAGAAACATAAAGCCGTGAAAACGTACTGTTCCCCCTAGTATTTAAGGGGGTAGTCCCAAAGACGACCATGAAATGTGATCTTGCTTTTATAGAATATGGAATAAAACTATATTAGTACTGCTATTTCATGGATTAAGGTCCTATTCAGGTTCAGTGTCCTTTGAAGCGTCCCTTCTAAACACTTAATTTCCGCAATTTCAATAACAATGCGGGTTGTATTGATCTTAAAATCCCGAGCTGAAAATGTAAATATAAACAACCCGACGGAAGCGGGAAATAATTATTCTTCCAACGAGGTAGACGTCTCTTCTACCACGCGTGTAGCGTCTACTACACTATTTAATGATGATGCTAATGTAACTCTCGCGACAATCAATCAACCACTAAAATTGATGCGCAAAATCTACGATTCGTCCTCTGATAATTTTAATCAGGATATTAAGACATTTTTGTCTAAGCCTGTTATTCTTAGATCAGGAAGTTTCGGAACTGGAGATACAGTTAGCACATTTGGCAGTGTTCTAATGCCTTTTGGTCTTATTAATGCTTTTGACACTATGTCGAATAAATTAGAAGGCTTTTTAGGTTTCAGGGCTACCATGGTTTTCCGATTAACTGTTAACGCCAATCCTTTTCAACAAGGAAGGTATATGGTTACTTGGACTGCTTTGGGAGGTGCTGCTGAAGATACCAACGCAACTAAACATCTTAATTCTCACATTTATACACTTGTTCAACGTTCGACTCTACCAAGAGTTGAAATTGATATAGCTTGTGATACTGTAGTAGAATTGAGAATTCCGTTCATCTCTAAGTACAATTTTTACCCCTTATCGGGTCAAACTAGTGCTGAGAGATTTGGAAGTTTAGGATACGTTTCTATATTCCCTTATGTCCCACTAAATGGTGTCACCAATGTAACAGCTGGTTACACTTTATGGGGTCATTTTGAGGATGTAGAACTTATCTGTGCAGCTGTACCTCAAAGTGGTGCCAGTTTCTCAGATACCACTAAAGAAGCTAAAGATGCAGGCGTTGCGCCCATCTCTAACACACTTTCTCTCATATCTAAGAGCGCTGGCGTTTTGTCAGCCGCTCCAGGTATCGGAGCTTATGCTTCTGGTATTAGCTGGTTAACTGAGAGGTTAGCGAAAACTGCTATGGTATTTGGTTGGTCAAAACCGATTAACAATGCTCCCGTGCATTTTGTGCAACGTGGAGCTTTGACTAACTATACTAATGTAGATTCTGTAGATAATTCTAGTCCTATATCACTCTCTGCTAAAAACGAGGTTCACAAATGTGAAGGTTTTTCCGGTACGGAGGTTGATGAATTGGACTTTTCTTATATGGCTTCTATCCCTGCGTATGATAGTACGACTTCATGGACTTTTTCTGGTACATCTGGAACTCTTTTAAAGAGTTTTGCAGTTGCGCCGTTAGTAAATGTTTCCTCTACCTCCTTAGTTAACTTCGGAGTTCAGGTAAATAATTACAAACCCATGGATTTTGTCGCACAATATTTTACGTATTGGAGAGGATCTATTGTATATAAATTTAAGATAGTAAAAACTGATTATCACTCAGGACGCTTGGCTATTGCTTATACTCCTTTCGAGAATTATAACACAGCTACCAAAACTGCCTCCTTAGCGTTAACAGCTTTTACTCATCGTCACATTGTAGATATTCGTGAAACCAATGAAGTCACTATTACTGTACCATATATTAGTTCAACTCCATATAGACCCACTTCTGGTTCCACTGCTCCTACAGGAACATTGTACATCTACATTTTGGACCCTTTAACAGGTCCAGCTTCTGTTGCAAATACTATTAGTATTGTGGCAGAAATTTGTGGAGGTCCAGATTTTGAAGTTGCAGTCCCAGCAAACTCGCGCTTGATGCCCGTTTATAACGTGGTCCCACAATCAGGTGCTAGTTTCGGAAAAGTAGCCGATAAAAATGCTTGTGCTTTAACACAGGCAGTATTAGGTGTTACTTCCCCAGTAACAGACGATTACATTAACGCAGCAATATGTGTAGGAGAAAAAGTATCTAGTTTTAGATCTCTCTTAAAATCTTATAACATGATGTTGTGGTCTGTTACACCTGTAGCTCAACAGTTCTTGACAATAAGAGCTTTTGCTTCTCCTGTTTACCACGATTCTGTAACCAATGCCCAACCTACAAATACTTGTGATTTGTACGGTGTACTTTCATCTATATTTTTGTTTAATAGAGGTGGTGTTAGGTATAAAGTATCAGGTGCTATTTATAACACCGATGCTTTAACTAATGCTCCATTTTATTCATTATATAATAATGTTACTGCGGTTACATCATTTGCAGCTATCCAGACCACTAATGGGGCTGGCTTAACAGGAGTGAACGCCACATCATATGGTAATCTTTTGAGAACATACTCTCATTATGTAGATAATTTGAGTGCTGATGTAACTGTCCCCAGTTATCATTATATGCATTCTAGACTCGGTTCTGAAGAATTAGCTAATGCGAATTTGCTAACTAATCAGACCTACTCTACACAATCCCGAGCTATGTTATCATTCAGTTGCGGTCCTATTAGGCCTTTACAGCCTACAACGACTATTCATAGAGCCGCTTCTGATGATGCCAATTTTGGTGGGTTCATTAGTATACCTCCTATGACTTCTGTAGTTGCAGGTATATTTGTACCATAATTGTAAATATATTTAATATTTAATATTTAATATTTATAATAGCGAGGCGCTAGCTTAATGTGCCCTTTTGGATGTATGTAAACATCCCGCGTGTGAATCGTGTTAAATTCACTGACTTGCGAGTCATTAAATCGCCCCCAATTATAGAGCTTTATGGTTTACTCTATAACTACTTTAACAGTCCTCCATTGAAATAAGGGCCGTTAGAGGGGTACTCGTACCTCACCAGATTTCTTAGTGATTTTGAATCCGCTATTTATTTACTGTTCCCAAAAGGATCTGGTGGGTATATAGTGGGTAATGATAAAATCATGAAATCGATGCAATTTTTGGAAAGCATTAGTTGATATCGCAATTGCGGTAT